AACCTCGGCTGGATTAACATTGACACTGGTGCTCTTGCTGCTCAAGCTCTCGGTGCTTATGCAGGCAACCCAATCCCGAATGAAATCCTTGTCGGACAAAGTTCAGGTGCTAAGGCAAAAGTTAAAGAAAGAAAGTTAGTAACTGACCCATCAGGATTCCTAAAGGGTACTTTCTTTATACCTGACCCAAGTAAAGCAACCAATCCTAAGTTTAAAACTGGTACACGTATCTTCCGTCTATCTGATACAGTTAATGATTCACAAGTACAAGGTGAGTCTGAGTCATCAGCACAGACAGAATATGCTGCTACTGGTATTCTACAGACTACACAGGAGACTATTATATCTGTACGTAACGCACAGATTGATGAGCAGAAGTTCACTGAAGAGAGAACATTATGGTCTGACCCACTAGCACAAACATTCTTGATTCAAGATGAGAACCTAGTAGGTGGTGTCTTCTTAACTAAGATTGATCTATTCTTCCAACAGAAAGATAATGAAATACCTGTTGCTATTGATATAAGAACTGTAGAAAATGGTACACCTACACAGACTATCGTTCCATTCTCTAAGGTAATCAAGAAAGCAACTGACGTAGTTACATCAGCTGATGCTTCTACACCAACCACATTTACATTTGAGTCTCCAGTATACATCGGACATCAGCAAGAACATGCTATCGTTGTGACATCTGACTCAAACCAGTATAAAGTATTCATCTCACTTCTAGGTGAAGATGCCATTGATGCTGCTCACGCAGGAGAGAAGATCTCTGAGCAACCATACATCGGTGTTCTATTCAAATCACAGAACGCATCTACATGGACTCCATCACAGTTTGAAGACTTGATGTTCAAGATTTACAGAGCAGACTTTACTCTACCTACAACTCTACAACCTTCTAAAGTAATTTTAAACAACGCAACTCTAGAAGAGAACAATGGTGGATTCTTAAATGCTCTACCAAACGCTATCGCTACTACAGACGATCAAACATACATCGACGTATTCCATAGTAATCATGGTATGCAGTCATCTGCTAACTACGTTATCGTAGATGGCGTAAGGTCTGAGGTAGGTGATACTACACTTAAAGTTGCTCTTGCTGCTTCAGGTGTATCTCAGATTACACTCGTTAACGGAGCTAACTTCCATATTTGTATAGGAGGCAATGCTTCACAGGCATCTGGTCTAACAGCATCTAACGTAGGACCTGGTCAATCTGCCCCTGCTGTATCTGATACTAATCCTGGCTTTATCAAGATTGGAGATGAGATTATAGCATATGAGAAGATCAATGCAGGATCTCCTGATTGGGTTGTTGACATAGTTGGACATAATGCGGGTTCAGTGAGTGGTAGAAATTGGGATCCAGTTACCAACTCTGGTGCTGCTACTGGTTCATCACATCTAATCAATGCGACTGTAGAATGCTATAACTTGGCAGGAATACCTCTCACAAAGATTAACGGTACACATCATACATCTACATTTGGTGGATTAACTTCATTGAATAGTCCTCACAAATATAGACTTAATATCACAGGGGTCAAAGCACATAAGACATTGACAGCTGGTGGAGACAATGTTTCCATATCACAGAATATACCATGGGATGTTCTTACTCCTTCAATACAGACTCAGGTACAACCAGGCTGTAGCATCAGTGCTAGAGCGTTGGGTACTAGCGGTACATCCGCAGGACCTTTCCCATCTGGTTACACTGCTGAGACTTCATTTGTTAAAGACACAACTTATAGAGATGTCACACTCAATGACATCAATTACTTCCTTGCTACTAAGATCATTGCTTCTAAGCAAAATGAGATTAGTAATATGTCAGGTGGTAAATCACTAGACTTAGAGTTAAACTATTTCTCTGACTCTACACACCTCTCTCCTGTAGTAGACACACAACGTATGAGTGTCACCACTACTGCTAACCTCATCAACAACGCTGATCCTACCTCTGGAATAGGCGATGAAAATGCTGCTATATACATCACTAGACTCGCTAGATTGGATAACTCCGCTACTGGTGTCAAAGTGGCAATGGCGGCTAATAACTTTGAGTTTTCCGAGATACAGGTGATGTACAAGTTAGTCCCAGTAGGTTATACAGGTGACACTGATGACTTGAACTTTGAGTTCTTTAACACGGATGGTCGTCCAGATAACGGTAAGATGGTTCCTCAGAACGATCCTTTTGTATTCAATGATTATGAATACACACTAGACGATGCTCCTGCTTATGATGGATTCCAACTTAAGATAGTTCTTAAGAACTACAATCAACCATACATTCCAAGAGTCAAAGACCTAAGAATCATTGCGTTAGCATAATGGAAGACTTTGAGGCAATCGCCAGAGAACGAGAAAAAGAGATCAATGCCCGTAAAGATATTGATCCCAGAGACGAGAAAGGTTTATTAAGAGTCGAAGATCATAAACACCTAGGAAGAGATCCAAATAGCAATGCTATTGTCAATACGGATCGTGCTGCGTACGAAGCATATATCAAAGCTCGTGCTGAAGCTAGCAAGAAGCGTGATGAAGTTTTAGATCTCAAAGATGAGATTACGGAACTCAAGTCTATGCTTCAAGTTCTAGTGGAAAAAAGCAATAAATAACTCTGAGATAAATACTCTTTAGGGAAAATTTTATACCATGGCATCTGCGGTATCCAACTTACTCGTATATCAAGGTTCCGATTTCAATATTGACTTCACAGTTGAGAACGATAACGGGACAGAATTCGACATGACTGGATATACTGTAGCATCAATGATCAAGAAGCATTATACAAGTAGTTCTTCTGTCACAGTTACAGCAGCAGTCATGACACCCGTTACAGCGGGTCGTGTACAACTTTCACTAAATGCGGTTCAGACGACAGCAATGAAAGCTGGACGGTATGTATATGATGTCGTAATAACTTCTCCCTCTGGTCTAAAGACGAGAGTGTTAGAAGGAACAGTAAGCGTACTTGAGGGAGTCACACTTTAATGGCAAGGTTAAGATTTGGAGATCAATCAATTCCAAGAGTAACCCGCGTCGCTACAGGCGGTGGGGGTGGAAACGTTGGTGCTTTAGCTGACGTTGACCTGACAGATACAAGCTCAGGTGGGTTACAAGATGGTAGTGTTCTAGTATACAAACAAAGTATAGCTAAGTTCATACCGACAACAGTATTAAACAACATAACGATTAACGGGGGTACATTCTAATGGCATCAAAGCTACTGGTCAAAAGAAGTACGGGAACAGCAGCACCAGGTACCATTGAATTTGGTGAATTAGCTCTAACCGTAGGTTCAGGTACACAAGCAAACTTAGGAGACAGACTATTTGTTGGAGACAACAACTCTGCTGCTCAGGTTGTAGGTGGTAAGTATTATACAGACATGTTGGATCAGGTACATGGCGTACTGACCTCAGATTCAGCTGTCATTGTAGATAGTAATAGTAAAATAGATCAATGGTTGGTTGATGACGTTCAGATTAATGGGAACGTAATTGACACAAGCACAACAGACGCAGACCTAATCATCGGTGCTAATGGCACTGGTAAGGTTGTATTCCAAGATGGACAGGAAGTCGAGTTCGGTACATCTGGAGACCTTGAGTTTGTCTGGGACGACTCTGACGGTGACTTACAGGTCAGAAGAGTGTCAGGTGGTAACGCAGCTGCTTCAGTTCTTATACAGGACGATATCCCCCTAAAGTTCGGTACAGGAAATGACGCACGTGTATATTATGATGAGACAACTACAGACAAACTAAGATGGGCTGGTGCTGATCAGCAGTATGACACAGGTGTTCAAGTAACATTTGCTGACACTACTACAGCGTCCAACTCCACAACTGCTGCTGTGATGGTATCAGGTGGTTTAGCAGTTGGTGCTAAAGCATGGATCAAAGACTTAAATGTTGATGACGATGTAACTATTGGTACTGCTAACACAGATACTATGACTGTTAACTCAACAGTCACATTTGCTGCGGGAGTTGAGTTCCAAGGCACACAGACAATCAACGCTACTCAGAACATAACTGGAGAGTTGACTATTGACCAGTTAAAGTTGGATGGTAATATCCTCTCTACTACCTCTGGTACAGAGATGATCATTGACCCATTTCCAGCTGGTGGTGACGCTGATGGTTTGGTCATAATTAAAGGTGACCTACAGATTGATGGTACAACAACTACAGTTAACAGTGCTTCAATGTCTGTTAACGATCCTACAATCGAGTTAGGTGATCCTACAACTGTATTAACATTGACTGCTTCTGCTACATCAGGTGCTACAGTTCTTACTGTGGACAGAGTGGTAGGATTAAATGTTGGTGATGATATCACTGGAACAAATATAGCAAACTCAACTAACATTGCTTCTATTGACACAGGTGCTAAAACAATCACTCTAGATCAGGCAATCACTGGTAACATAGATAGTGGTGGGACTATTACTGCTGTAAGAGATGCTAGTGACGGACTAGACAGAGGTGTTAAAGTTCACTACCACACAGGTAGTGCTGCTCAGTTTGGTTTCTTTGGTTATGATCGCACTGGAGGTGCTGATGGAGCTGGTGCTTGGACATTCATTGAGAATGCTACAGACACTGGTACAGTCTTCGGTGTAACAGGTAACCGTGGTACAGTCGTACTTGGTGACCTCGAACTAGATACTGACCTCGAAGTACAATATGGTGGTACAGGTGTTTCAACCTTTACTCAGTATGGTATTCCTTATGGTGACGGTACAAACCCATTATCTGTAACTGCTGCTGCTAACATGGCATCACCTGGTACAGGAACTGACGCAACAACTTCATTCCAAGTTCTAACAGTCACAGCAGGAGGCGTTCCTGTTTGGACTGACACTTTAGATGGAGGCGTTTTCTAACACTGAAAACTCATGAACGTAAACATTATTATTTCAACATTACAACGTAAAGTTTCTGAACTGACATTATCTAACATTATGCTTGAAGCGAAGATACTGGACTTACAAACCCAGTTAAATAGTATACAAGATCAATCATCAGAGAATGCTATAAATGGCAACGAGGATCAAACTAAAGAGTTCGATAACTCCCAACTCGACACCGACAACAAGTGATCTAGTCGATAAGGAAGTCGCGATTAATATCGCGGATAAAAAACTCTTTGTAAACAATTCAGGTTCTATCGTAGAGATAGGTAACGCGGCTCCAAACACCGCTAGTGTTACTGCGTCTATGCTAGCGTCTGATATTACTAATGGTCCTAGTAATCATCTATTCGTTGCTAAAACAGGTACAGACGCAGCTGCGTTATTAGGTGGAGCAAATAGAGGTAGGCATTCCTCTACACCATTCCTTACAATTAAATATGCCTTAGCCGCTGCTACATCAGGAGATACAGTTAATATAGCAGCTGGTGAATACCAAGAAGAATTTCCCCTAACAGTCCCTGACGGTGTTACAGTCAGAGGTGCAGGATTAAGAGCGACAAATATATACCCAACAACAGCAACAAACGATCTTAACTGTTTCGTTCTAAATGGTGACACCACTGTTTGTGAACTGACTGTTAAGGACATGTTCTACAATAGCGGTAATGACACAGGTTATGCCTTCGTTGCTGCTAACGACTGGAACTCAGAGAGAAGTGCTTATGTACAGAGAGTTACAGTATTAAACAAAGGATCGACCACATCTGCTAGTGACCCCTATGGATTTGATGCGGGAGACGCAGGACGTGGTGCTAAATTAGATGGTGCTATTGCTAACGCAAACACACTAGAGACATCAGTATTATTCAACGAAGCAACATTTATCGTACCCAACTCAGTTGGTATACTCTTAACTAACGGTGTTCGTTGTGAGTGGCAGAACTCTTTTATATACTTCGCTAACGAAGGTATCAAAGGTATACAGGGTGCTACAGGTAAGCATGGCACTGGACAAGCAAGATTAAAACTATCAGGAACAACTGGTACATTTTCAGCTAGTGAAGAAATATATGAATTAGAGGATCAGTTTAGATCTGGTACTTATGCTTTATCATCTAATGTCGTAACAGTTACGAGGACGGCTCATGGTTTATCTACGAATGACCGCGTATACTGTGACTTTATTTCTGGCAGTGCTACTGATGGTTATTATCAGGTAACAGGAGCACCGACAGCTGATACATTTACCTTTGCTCTTACAGCGGGTAATACATCTGGTAATGTCACATATAAGAAAGCGGTAGGTTATGGTGCTATCACATCCAATGATGGTACTTACATATACCTAAACGGAAAAGGTGAAGGACAGTTTACCACAGCACTAGAAGAGGGT